ACTGGGGCGGCAACTGGCCTTCACCGGTGCTGTGGGTGATCGTCGGAGGCAATGACGTAATGGCTGCGAAGGGTAAGACTGTCCACGTGAAGGACTGACATGGGCATCGTGACTAGGAAACAACTATTGCGGGAGCTGCTCCCCGGTTTGAACGCACTGTTCGGAATAGACTACGCCAAGCTAAAGGTGGAGTACCACGCTAGGCGTACGGATGCTAATCCTAAGCTGTGGAAGGTAGTAGAAGTGCATTTCAAAGATGAAGTTGTGGTGGAGGTGAAAGAGCTTGCAACCGACTTGAAGCGCAGCCAAGCGCAAGGGTTGGTCAAGTTATTACGAAGCAATCAACAACATGGGAGCTAATTATGAGCATAGCAAGTAGCGCAGTATTGGTAGAGCTGAACATCTCTGTGTGGCCTGCGTCGAAGATTGACAGGGAGATTACCGAGCAGGTCAACAATGATGCTGGTGCGGTGTATGGCGCAGCGCAGACAAAGAAGAACCTATTCGCTGGTACTAGCATGCGTAAAGACATCGAGAAGTTTGCTGCACGAGTTCGGCTGTTTCATAACCAACACACTTTGCCTTGGGCTGATAAGGGTGAGCGGCTATTACCTACGGCATTATTCATGGACTACAAGCAGACGATGGACAACTACGCGCAGACGTTCACCATCATGTGCGACAACTTCTTTAATTCGTATCCGGTGCTGGTGCAACAGGCGCAGACCAACCTTGGGTCTATGTACAAAGCCGATGACTATCCACTTATTGAAGAAGTACGAGACAAGTTCGGGTTTCGCCGAGCAGTCAACCCACTACCAGAGGCGGGAGACTTCCGACTAGACGTGAATACCGCAGACTTAGAGGAGATAAAGCAGGAGTACACGCGCAAGTTTGACGAGCGACTCGCCGATGCAATGCGAGCACCTTGGGAACGGCTGCACAAGATACTGCAAGACACGAGCAACAAGCTGACCGACGAGGTAGACGCTAACGGGGAGGTGGCTAAGAAGCGATATCACGAGACACTTATCACCAACGCACAAGAACTCTGTGACTTGCTATCCAAGCTGAACATCACCAAAGACCCACAGCTAGAGCAAGCGCGGCGGGAGCTTGAGGTTACGATGCTAGGCGCAGACATCGAGGGCATCAAAGAGAGTGCCGAGGTGCGCAGTGACTTGAAGAACCGAGTCGATGACATCTTGAAGCGGTTCGACTGGTGACATAACAATTGTTAGATGATTGGAGAAAACTATGGGATACAGAAGCGACGTGGCTGCGGCGTTATACGTGCATGATGAAAAACACTTACCCGCATTGAAGCTATGGGTAGATGAGAACTTCCCGATGAAATTGTTTGATAAAGATGTGCGTTGGTTTGAAAAAGGCATAGTGTTGGAACTAGAAAGTGTCAAGTGGTATGACGATTTTGAAGATGTTAAGGCGTTTATTGCAGCGGCAGATAAATTCTTGGAGTTAGTAAACAACGAGACCTCGGAAGAGGACACGCCTAATTTTAACTACGAGTTCATACGTATAGGCGAGGACTACGATGACATACAAGTACAGTACGAAGGCTTTAACTGCGCGTGTTTATTAGAGGTTAGTAGAGGCATAACTATTGACTGTTGAAGTATAAGAGGAGATGAATATGAATACGACTATGGACGATGTAGCAAAACTGTCAAACGTAACATTGGCTTCTGTTTTCAAAGATAAGTTTCAAGGCAAGCAAATACTATACAGAGCAGACGATATTCTTGTAGAGGTTTTGTGGAAAGTCGCAGTTGACAACCCACACTGGAGCTTTGTTATCCAGAGAGCTTCACTGCGATCAGATGATTCACTACACGTAGACACAGTGCGGGTATTTCAAGACGGTGAGAAGCTGGGCGACATAGCCTCCGAGTACTACCGACATAAATATGCCGTGTTCGTTTCTTGCAAGAAACTACGCAACATATTAGACCGTGGAGATACACGGCGTACTACTAAACCTAACGTAGCCATAAGCACAATTAAGAAGTTTTTTACCAAACAAACGGTACAAGAAAACCTAGAGGCCGCGTGGCATAAAGCTAACTCGGAGGTCTCTAACATTGAGTACAGAAGTAGAAATGCTACTCAAGAAGTACTAGGAAAACTAAAACCCGCTCTAATGCGGTACGTGTTCGATGAACGACTGGAGGACTATCGAAGCTACTTGAACTCACAAGGCGAAGAACATCTGCTAAACAAGTACATCGATACGAAAGAAAACTACGAAGTTATCAAAGATATTACAGATAAATTTAAGAGTGGTGCAAGTTGCCTTGTCATGCTAAATGATGGTATATACACTGTCCAATTTAAAGGTAAACCACCGGAGGCATTCAATGACCAGACACTACCAGAGGACTACCGCGGCAAGATAGGACTACTTAAGTTGGTAGTAGATGGTCACATGGTGAGCGGTGTTGGCTGTCGCATAAGCGCAAACATATTCGCACTTGTATTTGATTAGGGAGGTAATCATGCTACAGAACGGACAATTCATCAAAGAAGAACCGCCTAAGATCGGTAAGTTCTACGTGCCTAGGTTTAAGGAAGATGAGCGCACTCCCGAAGAACAATTCATGCAAAGCATATTGCTTGGTTACAGAAACGAACGCTATTCGTTTTTATCCAAGGTGCTTGGCTTCCTACTAAAAGCATAGAATGACTGACAAACAATTACTAGCAGGAGAAGGAGATAACACAATGAAAACAGCAGACCTAACAGGAGCCGCCCTTGATTGGGCTGTGGCGAAGTGCAAAGGGTTAAACCAACAACCGAGACATACGGAGAAGCAAGATGGTGATTGCAAGAAAGGCTGAACGGTTTGCAAGCGCACTAATGGAGATGCCCCGAGATGAGCACGACTTGGAGATAGCTGCGGTGTTAAAAGACTTAGCCAAAGTTTACGAAGCCGCATTCGACATGGTGTACGCAGATACTCACGAGCAGAGTAAAAAAGCCTACGTTGTCATGATTAACTTGATAAAGGGAGGAGGCAATGGATGACCCTGCCAAGCGCAAGGGGAGAGGACTGGGCAAGCGACCCGCTATGTTTAATACAAGTTTGCGTTTGCCCGTAGAAGTTATGGATTACTTTGACCAACACCATCCGTATTCCAAGCAAGCAATGATGCGGGAGGTATTGATTGAGTACGTTCGCAGTAAACAAGCAGTTAAACCTATTACAGAAGGAGCTAAAGATGACAGCAGCAGCCAAAGTATCCAAGAAGAAAAGAGGCCGACCACCAAAGTCAACGAGTACGAAGGTCTCAGCGAAGAAGAAATTGACAAGCTTGTCGCCTCTCAGTATATACACCGACAATGGAGTCCTGTCTAAGTCGGAGCTGATACGCAAGTATGCAGTGACTTACCCTAACTCAAGACCAATAGAAATAGCTAAGGCGACTGGCGCTGCCTATAAGTACGTAAACCAAGTGCTTTGGGCGTGGCGCAATAAACAAAAGGATATAAAGCTGGCGCAGCTACACGAGCTAGCCGAGACTCCGAAGCAGGAAGAGTTTGAGTTTGGCAATTCAAATGTTGACTTGGTCAATCACCCACCGCACTACACCCACGGTGGTATCGAGACCATTGACTTCATTGAGGCTAAGGGGCTGTCATACAATTTAGGTAATGTTATCAAGTACGTCACGCGCTCCGACCACAAGGGCAACAAACTGCAAGACTTGATGAAAGCGCGGTGGTATCTTGAGCGAGAAATTAACAAAGTCACCTAACAATTGTTAGGTCATTAGCAGCCGCCTACGGGCGGCTTTTTTGTTTTTAACTGTTGACAAAGTACACTCCTATGCTATATTGGTAGCCTGAACTATTCGTTAGAGGTTACCGATGGCAATGACACCAGAAGCCAAAGTCAAGGCGGCGGTTGTTAAGCTTCTCAAAAGAAGCAACGTCTACTATTTCTTTCCCAACACCCACGGTTACGGACGTTCAGGCGTGCCGGATATCATCTGTTGCTTATCCGGCGGTAAGTTTTTAGCCATAGAATGCAAAGCCGGTAAAAACCAACCCACCGCATTGCAAGAGCGCGAGATACGCGAGATACAACTACGCAAAGGGCTAGCTATGGTTGTGCGTGAGGACAGCCTTGAGTTAGTAGAGCAAGTTATCTTGGAGAACAGCCGCGCATGAAAGTAATCACCATAGATTTTGAGACGTACTACGACAAAGAATACAGTCTGTCGAAGCTGACTACGGAAGAATACGTTCGCAGTGATAAGTTTGAAACGATTGGTGTAGGGGTAAAAGATGGTGACGCAGAGACTCAGTGGTGTAGCGGCACAGACGAGGAAATCAAAGAGTTCTTGGACTCATTCGATATGGGCAAATATGTGGTGCTTGCTCATAATGCTATGTTTGATGCTGCCATTCTTACTTGGAATTTTGGCATTAAGCCTCTTGGCTGGCTTGATACGCTTAGTATGGCTCGCGCACTACACACTATCGAGGTGGGCGGTAGCCTTGCGGCACTAGCCAAGTATTACAAGCTGGGGGAGAAGGGCGACGAGGTAGTCAACGCGCTAGGCAAACGACGTGCGGACTTCCTTCCGGGCGAGTTGGCTAGGTACGGGGAGTACTGCAAGAATGACGTAGAGCTGACACGCAAACTGTTTGACCTATTGACCTACCAGTTCCCACCTAAAGAGTTGCGCTTAATCGACCTGACCATCCGCATGTTTTCGGAGCCGAGGTTGTACGTGGACGCACTTGGGCTTAGGCACCATCTTGAAGTTGTAAGATCGAGGAAAGAAGATTTACTGAAAAAGGCGAGCCTGAAAGCTGAATTACTACAATCCAACGACCAATTCGCCGACTTGCTGCAAATGTTGGGTGTTACTCCACCACTCAAGATCAGCCCTACGACAGGCAAAGAAACATGGGCGTTCGCTAAGAACGATGAGGAATTCAAGAAACTATTAGAACACGAGGACCCTCGGGTACAAACCCTTGTATCTGCTAGGCTAGGCATAAAGTCAACGCTTGAGGAAACTCGCACAGAACGCATGATCGGCATAGGACAACGCGGGCCGCTACCGGTGCCCCTACGCTACTACGCTGCACACACAGGTCGGTGGGGTGGGGATGACAAGCTGAATCTACAGAACCTACCCCGCAAATCACCTATCAAAAAAGCAATCATCGCGCCGACTGGCTATATAGTCGTGGACTCTGACTCCTCACAGATTGAAGCTAGGACACTAGCTTGGCTGGCAGGGCAGAAGGACTTGGTGGAGGCGTTTGATCGGGGGGAGGACGTGTACAAGATAATGGCTGCTGCCATATACGGTATCTCCGAAGAATCAATCAATCCAGACGAGAGATTTGTTGGTAAAACTACAATACTAGGTGCTGGCTATGGCATGGGGGCGGCTAAGTTCCAAGCGCAGCTAAAGACTTTTAAGGTTGACATCGAGCTTGACGAGTGCAAACGCATCATAGAGACTTACCGACGCACCTACCCACGGATACCGGAGCTTTGGAGAACCGCTGGTGCCGCACTAAACGCCATAATCGGCGACAAGGCTACAACTTTTGGATACAACAACATACTGAAGGTTGAGGGTAAGAGAGGCATCAGACTGCCCAATGGCTTGTATATCAAGTACCCAAACCTGCGGTGGTTGGAGCGGGAGCAAGGAGCTAAGCCTGAGTATGTATATGACACAAGCAAAGGCAAGGCTATGGTTCCCAACCGCATCTACGGCGGCAAAGTCATAGAGAACGTCTGCCAAGCACTTGCGCGAATAATAATCGGCGATCAAATGCTGATGATTGCCAAGAAGTATCCGGTTGTCATGACTGTGCATGACGCTATAACCTGCGTAGTACCAGAAGCCGAAGCAGATACGGGTAAAGAATTCATCGAGTTGTGCATGCGCCTACGTCCAATGTGGGCACCTGAGCTTCCATTAAACTGTGAGGCTGGTTATGGAAGGAGCTACGGAGAATGCTAGAACCACTTAATTTTTCAAAAGTCTGGGCGATCATAAACGCTTGGTGGGCAAGGTCAATGATCGCGATCCTGTTGTTTTTGTTGGGGTTGTGGATAGGAACAGTTCAAACAGAGGGGCGCATTGCTGGCGACTGTAAGTTCGCTAACGCTTTCCGAGTAGACATCCAAGCTTTTTCTTGCCAACGAAAACTATGAGCATTATCTGGTCATACAGCAGCTTGAAAACTTTCCAGCAGTGTCCGAGGAAGTACTACCACACGAAGGTTATCAAGGATATAAAAGAGTCTGATACTGATGCTACGTTGTACGGCAAACGCATGCACTTAGTTGCCGAGGAATACATACGTGACGGTAAACCAATACCGCCAGAGTTTAATTACCTTGAGCCTACGCTAAAAATCTTAGCGGACATTCCGGGGGATAAACACTGCGAGGTAAAGCTAGGACTGACAAGTGACTTTAAGGCATGTGAGTTCGACGCACCGGATGTGTGGTGGCATGGCATCGCCGACTTAGTAATTATTAACAACGAAAAAGGACTAGCCCATTCGGTTGACTATAAGACTAGCAAGAATGCTCGATACGCTGATGTCAAGCAGCTGGACTTGATTGCTGCAGGTATCTTTGCTAAGTTCCCACAGATCAAGAAGATCAAATCTGCTTTGGTGTTTGTAGTTAGCAACGAGATTGTAAAGAAGAAGCATGAGCACACAATGAAGTCGTTGTATCTGAACAGCATGGAGCCTGAGCTGATCAGGTTAGAAGCGGCTATAAAGAACGATGTCTGGAACCCAGTGTCAGGGCCGCTGTGTAGATACTGTCCTGTTACTGAGTGCGCACATAATAGGAAAGGATAACTATGTTAAAAGGATTATCAGAAAACGGATGGGACGTAATGTGCAATGTCTCACAGATTGTAATCGACGTTGATTCGCGCATGGGGCATTTGTATTTGCCAGAATTAAACGTGCCGGATATGGTAAGCACAATCAACTGTTTTACAAGTGTAGACCCCGAATGCAACAGAATCAACACTTACGTCAACGGTACGCCCGATGTCATTTATGTAAAAACTGATGGTGACTGGCACGTAGAGCACCCCGACGAAATGGCTGATTACGAATACGAAGATTACGAATACGAAGAGCCTAAGCATACTGAAAAGCATGAATATCAAAATATTGTTGATGGCATACAAGAAAAATACCCCGAGCTGACTCAGTTTGGTTTTGGCGGAAAAGGGAGTATTCGCCCAGCCGCAGTGGAGAACTGTATTAAGTGGTTATTACAACATGACGGTTTAGAACGTCGCAAAACAATCAATACAAAAGTATCTAGCTACGCGTGGAAACATGTAGTAGAACGCTATTGCAATAGTTACGTTTCGAATGGGGAATTTATTTGCGCGGCTTTGTACCTAGGATATAAGATGAAAAAATCTGATGGGCCAAATGCGTGGTTTAACATTAAAGACAGAACTAAACAATAACCAACCAAACAAAAGGTGACATCATGCCCTACGTAAATAAACCTAGACCGTACAAAAAAGAGTATCAGCAGCAGTTATCTAGAGACGAAACTTACGAACGCCGAGAGCGTGAGCGAGCGCGAGCCAAGGTCGATAAGAAATATACTGACCGAAACGGCAACGGTAAAGCAGATGCTAGAGAAGGCAAAGATGTTGCCCATAAGCGAGCTTTATCGAAAGGCGGATCGAACGGCGATGGACTGAGCATCCAGTCGGTGTCAGCCAACAGGTCGTTCCGTAGAGGGTCAAACCACAAAGTTGTTTCCGAAGTCAGTAAAAAAGAACGCAAATAAGATGCTATTAGAAGATTACGAGTGGCCTAGGCCATTTGGGTTTACTCCGTTTGCCCATCAAAAAGAAACGACTAAGTTTTTAATCAGCAACCGCAAGTCGTTCTGCTTCAACGAGCAGGGCACAGGTAAGACTGCGTCAGTTATTTGGGCAGTTGATTACCTAATAAACAAAGGCAAATTACGCCGAGTGCTGATAGTCTGCCCGTTGTCGGTGATGCGCTCCGCTTGGCAAGAAGATTTGTTTAAGTTCGCCGTGCACCGCACCGTTGCTATTGCGCACGGATCAGCAGACAAGCGCAAAAAGATTATTAACGGCGATGCTGAGTTCGTCATCATTAACTTTGACGGGGTAAAGATCGTCAAAGACCAGCTCGCTAAAGCTAAGTTTGATTTAGTAGTGGTGGACGAGGCGTCAGCCTACAAGAACGCGCAAACAGATAGATGGAAAGCGCTGAGAGACTTAAACAAATCATTGAAAGGTTTGTGGATGTTGACCGGCACTCCGGCAGCGCAGTCTCCGCTAGATGCCTACGGTTTAGCAAAGCTAATCAACCCAGAGGGTGTGCCCCCTTTCTTTAGTCAGTATAGAGACATCGTGATGACTAAGGTGAGTGAATACACGTGGGTGCCCAAATCTAATGCGAAAGAAGTAGTCCACAGTGTTCTACAACCAGCCATACGGTTTGAGAAAGCCGACTGTTTAGATTTGCCTCCGGTTACGTTTGTTGACCGCGACGCGCCGATGACCCCGCAGCAGTTTAAGTACTACGTGACGATGAAAAAGCAAATGCTGATCGAGGCGGCGGGAGAAGAAGTTAGTTCTGTTAACGCAGCTACAAAGCTTAACAAGCTTTTGCAGATTGCTAGCGGGGCGGTTTACTCAGACAAACGGGAAGTAATCGAGTTCGACGTTAGCAATAGGTTAAAAGTAGTCAAAGAGATTATTGAAGAAGCAAGCCACAAAGTGTTGGTGTTTGTGCCGTTCACCCACACTATTGCGTTACTGAAAGAGTTTCTTGAAAGCAAACATATATCTTGCGAAGTAATTAATGGTGCAGTGACTGTCTCTCGTCGCGCCGACATCGTTAAAGACTTCCAAAACAAACCTGATCCGCACGTGTTGCTAATCCAACCACAGGCAGCAAGCCACGGGTTGACATTAACTGCAGCAGATACAATCATTTGGTACGCGCCGACAACGAGTGTTGAAACTTACTTACAAGCTAACGCTCGCATTGACCGTCCCGGTCAGCAGAACAACATGACCATCGTGCACATTGTTGGCAGTCCAGTCGAGGATAAAGTTTACAAATTGCTGCGTAGCAATATCGACAGCCATGAAAAAATAATTGAACTTTATCGACAAGAAATGGAAAACACCGCTTGACAATGTACAATCTAGGTGTATATTAGAGGTTCGAAAGCCACTGTTTTTATGTTAGGGATAAATGGTGGTGGTGAGTAGATGACACCCCGGAAAGACGGGGAACATGTTTGGCATACGTACCCAAGCTGCGTGTGGGGAAGGTAACTGCAGCAGTGGGGGCCGAGCTACCGTCATGGGTTTTTCTTGATTTTTCCCATAGACCTCCTACTCGGTGACCCCACTTAATTAGAGCCTATATTGGAGGAAATATGATTGAACAATTAGATGCTGCCACTGAAGAGGACACACCTTCTATTCCGTTGGACAAACTCACTGAAGTGTATATAAAGATTCGCGAACATAGACAGCGAAAAGCGAGAGCATTTGAAGATGAAGATAAACTCCTTGAAGAGCAGCTACAAGTAATTGAACAGCATATGCTTGAAGTCTGTAAACAAAACAATGCAAGCAGTATTCGTACGGAACACGGCACTGTCATTCGTCAAATCAAATCGCGTTATTGGACAAATGACTGGGATTCAATGTATGCGTTCATCAAGGACAATAATGCATTTGGCCTGTTAGAGAAGAGACTCCATCAGACACACATGAAAGAGTTTTTATCTGAGAATCCAGACAAGCTTCCAATGGGCTTAAATGTCGAGCGGGAGTACAACATAGTCGTTAGACGTTCTTCGTGAGGACAATATGAGTAATCTATCGTTAGTGAGTCAAGAGCTTCCAGACTTTTTGCGGGAAGTAGGTGTTAGTGAACTAACCAAACAACTTGCGGGTAAAACCGGTGTAAAGCGGATCGTGCCAAAAAACGGCATCTTCCGTAAGATGGTCGGCGGTGAGGAGATGGGTAAGACCAGCAACTCATTGAAGGCGGTCATCATTCACGGTGCCCCGCATGTTGGTCGCATCTTTTATGCGAAGGCGTGGTCACCTGATGCCGAGCCTACTGCACCGGATTGTTTCTCTAATGACGGTCGCGCTCCTGACTCCAGTGTTTCAAACGCACCTGCTACACGGTGCGATAGCTGCCCTAATAATATCAAGGGTTCAGGCATGGGCGTAAATTCCAAAGCATGCCGCTACTCGCGTCGCTTGGCTGTGATGTTGTTAGACGATTTTGGTACAGCGTTAGAAGGCGATGTCTATCAGATAAACCTAGCATCGAAGTCGTTGTTTGGGGATAACTCAGGTGATCGCTTTACGTTTGAAAACTATTCCAAGTATTTGGCGAACAATGGTAAATCTTTGGAGTGGGTTGTTACCGAAATTAGTTTCAATGAAAATAACGACAATCAGTCTGTATTGTTTCAGCCTATAGGCCACATCAACCGTGCTATTTACGACGTTATGAAACCCGCACAGGAACGTGACGACGTTAAGAAAATGGTGATTATGACTCCCTATCAGGCTGACATGTCAGCACGAGCATTACCCATGTCTAAGGAAGAAGCAGAGGAGCCGTTTGAAAAAGCGCCTCCTGTAGCCGAGCCGAAGAAACGGGAATCAAAAAAAGCTACAGAGCCGCCACAACCGAAGCATAACCTTGACTCGGTGATGAAGGCATGGAGCGACGAGGAGGAGTAGCCTATGAGTTACGGATACAGTCAGCGTTTAGTTGAAGCAAACCGAAGTGCAGACACTACTTCGCTGGGTGTAGCTTTGGGCAAACTCTGTATTGAGCTTGGCATTTCGGTCAATGACGTTGCGGATAAGCTGGAGGTTAGCCGATCTACAGTTTACAACTGGTTTTGGGGTTCCTCGATACCAGACCGCAAGCGTAGTGAGCGAATAGCCAAGCTCATGCAGTCACTAAAAAAGCGTAAGTAATAGAAAACGCGGGGGGCTTGCCCCCTGTTAAAGCCCTCTTTACCCCTAAAAATATGCCTAACTTCGACTTGCTCGATTTGGTGCTGCCGACGGAAGGTCGGTACTGCATCATGGGGTTAGGTAAGTACCCAGATCAGAACTTTACAGATACAAGAGAAGAAGCGCTAGAAATCGCTCAGCGTTTAGCCAACCAGAAGTTTAATGTCTACTTCGGTGTTGCTAAGTACGGCACTCTGAATAATAGAACCCAAGAGAATGCCAAGTACTTAAAGGCGTTCTGGATGGACATTGACTGCGGCGAGGAGAAGGCCGCTGAAGGCAAAGGTTACGTAGACCAAGCCACGGGGATGCTAGAGTTCAAGCGGTTCTGCAAAGCTGTCGGCTTACCTAAACCTATCATTGTCAATTCAGGCAATGGGCTACACATGTACTGGCCTCTTGCCGAGACTATCAGTAAAAATCAGTGGGAGCCTTTAGCTAAACGCCTACGTCAACTTTGTGCAGAACATAATCTAATTGTTGACCCGGCGGTGTTTGAAGCAGCGCGGATTATGCGCATGCCAGACACGTACAACTACCGGTATGACCCGCCAAGCTGGGCTTCGGTCATGAGTATCGAGTGCCCCATGCTCACCTACGAGCAGATGCGAGAGCTTCTAGGTGCGCCTGAGCCTAAGTTTGATATTACTAAATCCGACTTCATTCCGTCAGGAGGGCTAAGCCCGATGATGGAAGCAATGATGGCGAACAAGATAAAGCGGTTCAAGACCATCATGCTCAAGTCCGCACAAGGCGTAGGGTGTGCACAGCTTCTGCATTGCTACAACAATCAAACTGAAATTGAAGAACCACTGTGGCGAGCAGGTCTTTCCATCGCCGCATTCTGTGTTGACGGGGAGAAGTCCAGTCATCTCCTATCAGACAAGTATCCGAACTACAACGCTTCGGAAGTAGATAGAAAAGTAGCGTACATACAGCGTACAGGTGGTCCGTACAGGTGCGAAACTTTTGAAAAGCTAAACCCCGGTGGTTGTGAAGGCTGTACGCACAAAGGCAAGATTAAGTCTCCTATCGTGCTCGGTACTGACATAGCGGAAGCAGAAGAACCGGAAGTAGAGGAAGTTCAAGAGAATGGGAACACTAAGCAGTTCGTTATACCTGAGTATCCGTTTCCTTTCTTCCGTGGGCAAGCTGGTGGGATTTACCGACGCCCTGCAATGGACGATGAAGAGTCTGAGCCACAGCTTGTTTATGAGCATGACTTGTATGTGCTCAAGCGGATGCATGACCCCGAATCTGGAGAGACATTGCTGTTTAGATTACATCTCCCTAGGGATGGAGTGCGTGAGTTCTCCGTGCCACTTGCGGCAGCAGTGGTAAAGGAAAAGTTAAGAGATGCGCTAGCCCCGCACGGTGTTGCACCGACTGGCAAGCAGATTGAATCTTTGCTGTTCTACGTCACTTCGTTTGTTAAAAACTTGCAGTATGCAAACAAGGCAGAAATCATGAGGACACAATTTGGGTGGGTAGACAAAGATAGCAAATTCATATTGGGTGACCGTGAGATAACTAAAGACGGGGTGTTCTACAGCCCACCTTCAACAGTCACAAAAGATGAAGCCAAACTTATTTACCCCAAAGGTAGCTTTGAGAAGTGGAAAGAAGTATTTAACATGTACTCCCGCAAGGGGTTGGAACCACATGCGTTTGCTGCGCTTACTGCGTTTGGGTCACCACTACTAAAGTTTACAGGTTTGAGCGGCGCAATTATCAACGTCATTTACCCACGCTCAGGGTCGGGCAAGTCAACCACGCTGTACATGTGCAATAGTGTGTACGGTGAGCCGGTAAAGTTGGCGTCGATTTGGAAAGACACACCCGCAGCTAAGATTCACCGGTTAGGGGTGCTGAATAACTTGCCAAACACAATTGACGAGATAACAAACACCACGACGCTAGAGTTTTCAGACTTGTCTTACAGCATTTCTCAGGGCAGGGGCAAGAACAAGATGATGTCGCAGGTCAACGCGATGCGAGTAAACAATACTTCGTGGCAGGGCATCACGCTATCGTCTGCGAATGCTAGCTTCTACGAAAAACTTGGCGCTGCTAAAGACTCCCCCGACGGTGAGTCGATGCGTCTACTTGAGTACACCATAGGCCCCAACGATGCTATCGGCGTCGCCGAGGGCAAAGCTATGTTTGACCATCAGCTGCAAGAAAACTTTGGTCATGCGGGTGAGATTTATATTCAATGGCTGGTCAATAACTTAGAAGATGCAAAGGCATTGATAAAAAAAGTTCAAGCCAAGATTGACAGAGAAGTACAGTTTACGAGCCGAGAGCGGTTCTGGTCGGCGGTAGCTGCTTGCAACATTACCGGGGGTTTGATTGCCAAATCTCTTGGTCTGCATGACTTTGATATGGTTGCAGTTTACGACTGGCTTGTAAAAATGCTGAATGAGATGCGGGAAGATATTAAGCCTCCGCAGTCTAACCCTGCAACTATTCTTGGCGAATTCATTAACTCGCACATGATTAACGCGCTAGTAGTTAACGGAGAGATGGACGCTCGCAGTAACTTGGAAGCATTGCCCATGTGGGAGCCAAAAGGCGAACTACTGATACGCTACGAGCCAGACAACAAGCACTTGTACATAGCAGCCAAGCAGTTCAAAGATTTTTGTGTCAAGCAACAAATTAACTATAAAACAACTTTGAAAGAGTTGTATCAAGCAAACGTCTTTGTGGAGGCTTTGAACAAGCGCATGTCCAAGGGCATGAAGATTGTGTCTCCCGCAGTCAGGGTGCTGAAGTTCGACGCTTCTTCGTCAGAGTTTATCCAGATGGACGCAATACTGCCGACAGATGAAAATAGAAACAGTGATGTACAACATTGATTGGTCTAAGTTTTATCCGGGCTACTCATTCTTTGTACCGTGCATTGACCATAAGGCGGCGCTACAAGAGCTACGCCAAGTTACTAAAAGACTAAATATTGAAATACTTACTAAAGTTGTTATTCAGGATGGGGTGAAGGGGCTGCGGGTGTGGAGAGTTTAGGCTACAATGGAGCGGCTACTTCGCTGTAGCTCTTCTCTGAGGAGGTTAGCTCCTTCTTACTGCCCCCGCTCCTCCCCGGCGGGGGCTTTTTTATTTGCCTTCCTGTTGGCGTCGTTGCAAAGTTTCCCTATTGCGTTGCTCGATA